TTCAAAAGGAGGATAAACTCACAAAAGCAGATAAAATATGGAGGAAATAAAAATGAATAATAAAATAATTTTTGGAATTTTATTGGTAATTTTTGGTGTTTTTATTATTGTTTGTTCTGGTTTTTATAGCTACTATCTAAACTACCAATATAATAGTAAGATTGGTGGTTATATGGAGAATGCAATAGACATGAATACACCAAACAAAATGTACGAACAAGTTAGTTTAGCAAAATTAGGAATGATGAAAGAAGGATTAACAAAAAATAATTATGGTGCTTGGATTTTTAAAAGACCGGATAATTCAATGAAAATGCAGTATGAACATATAGATAGTATTTTGGAAAGAATAAAAGCAGTTGAAGAATGGAAAAATAAAGTATATAGCAACAATAGTCAAGGTGTTGAAACCTTGGGTGATGTTTATGAGCAAAAAATGACAAACTTAAGAAAATTTATTGCCAATGATCTTGATGGTTTTTCTGATAGAAGTGATTGGATAGCAGAAGATGCTTGGTATGTTAAGAACCATTTAATATGGAAATTGACCAAATGGTTGTGGTATTTACTATCATTGATTATAGTTACTATTGGTATTGTATTTATTATGCGGAGTAACGATAAGTTCGATTCGTATTTATAGATTCTACAAGGAAGAACTAAACAAAAACAATGAATGCGAAGAATGTTCACTAACTAACTATTTAAATATGTAAATCAATGAAATATAGACACGAAGTAACCAAAAATCTTAGGATTTACATATCTTCGTGTCCTTCATGAGGTGAAAAATGAAATTAAAAGAAACTTTTGCAGAAACAATACAATCTAAAGGCAAACCTGTTTTTTTACAAACCTTAAAAGATTCAATTATTATCTTTGTTCCAGCATTTATAGCAGGATTAGTCGCAATACAATTTAGTGTGCCTAATCAATGGTCGTGTATTATAAGTTTGATAGTTATGTTCTTGTCAGCTTTTGTTAATCAACTTAATAAGGCGAGAGAGAATGTCACAGGAAAAAACTGAAATAGAACGGCTTGAAATAATAGCTGTAAGTTGGTTTAATAAATATAACCTCGTTCTTACATCTGATAATCGCATTTTTGAGCAATATGATATTTATTCCTTGATTAATCCTTACAAGTTTAATGAAGCAGAAAGATACAGAGAAAGAAATGATATTGATTACAAAAGGGTTACTTGGGAGTTTAAAAATGGCATTTGAAGGCATGAGATTGGATGAAAGAATGTGGTGTTTATGCCTAAATTGGGGTGGCTTATTTAAGAAAGTATTTACAACAGAAGACAGACAAAGAAATTATGCCATTTGTATGCATATTGGAATAAAAACTTGCCCCTATATTGGAAAGGAAATTGTAAGGATAACAGTTGAAAAAGAAGGATTAACAAAGGATTATAATTGTAGCTTATGTTATAAAGATGAATATCCAGAATTAATTGAAGGTGATAAAAATGGATTGGTCAGTCGCAGATAAAATTGCCTATGCAGGTCTTTTAATTTGGCTTGTAACTGTAATTTTTATTTACTTATGGGTAACACTTGGGAAAAAGAAATAATGGTTGAAATCTGGATGCAATTAGCCTTTTTTGTAATTGGGTTAATTGTCATAGGTTGGATAGTAAAAGTTTGTAATGAGGATTAAAATGGCAGGAATAAAGGTTTTATGTAGAAAATGTAAATTAACTTTTGATTATTTAGGGCATGATAAAACAACTTCATGTCCTTTTTGTGACACTATTGTGAAGGTTGTGGCAGCAAAATGAATCTCGAAGAACAAATGCAGGAATGGGATACAAACAAATTCGTAGTATCAAAAGGATTACATCAAACAGTTAATCATATAAAATTTAATAATGAAAAAGTTACTATTGTCCTAATGGGTGATACGCACATTGGTTCCAAATTTTACGATGAAAAATTACACAGAGAGCATTTACAATGGTGCTTAGATTCAAAAAGCCCAATAATTTTGATGGGTGATAATATTGAGTGTGCTACTAGGGATTCTATAGGTGCAGGAATTTATGAACAAGATGAGATTTTAGACAAGCAAATAGACCACTTTTTAGCCATTTACAGACCACTTTCCAAAGAAGGATTATTATTAGGTATGCACACAGGAAATCATTGTCAAAGGGTCTTTAAATCGTCTGGCGTTGATATAGCAAAGCAAATGGCAAGGCAATTAGGTATTAAATACTTTGAATGGGCAAAACTACATGAAATACATGTTGGCAAACAAAGATATACTCTATATACTTGTCATGGTTCAAGTGGAGCTAAACTTCCAACATCAAAAATGAAAGCTGCATTTAATATGGGTGATGTTACAGAAGCCGAAATATATGCCATGGGACATTTGCACTTACTAGCTCATCAAGCAAGAATGAAGTATAAATTAAATCCAAGAACAAGATCAATGGAAGAAACCGAGAAACATTTTATATTAACAGGACATTATTTGAATTTTTGGGGCTCTTATGCACACATGCAAAACTTAGAGCCAAATAAAAAAGGCAGTGTTAAGATTAAATTATCTGGTTTAGAGCACCAAATAAGGATAAGTTTATAATGGCAATGAAAAAAAGATTGGAACATATAATAGGAAGATGTATCAGTAGTGGAACTGACCGTAAGGTTGGTTATACTAGGGACGGAATAAGAGTAGAATATTGTAACTTACAGCTGCCAGAATATCAATTACAACCGGTAGTTTGCATGTATTTAGGGAAAATAGTAGAAGTAAAAACATCTTATGGATGGACGACGTATCATATATGTAGAATAAAAGACCCAAAAATGCCTGTAATATGTTAAACTAAGCTTAAATAGATGGAGATTGGCAGGGATGTGCAGCCAAAGTAGGTTACTTAATCTAACCGAACAACGAGGCGTCACTTCACGCCGACAAGTCTATTTTGGGGTTAAATATGGAAAAATTAGAGATAATAGCGGAATCATTAAGCACGGAATTGGCAGGAGTAATAGTAATGGATTCATGGGGTGATATTTACAAAACTAAAGACTTCGATGCCTGTAATAATCCATTTAAATATAATGAGAAGTTTAGATATACACTATTAGATATGCCAATGGGTAAATTAGAACCATGGATATTTTTTGAGTACAAATGAGCAAATTACAAAATATAGAACAAAAAGAATCACTTGAAAGACTAGTCGCATTTTGTTTAGATAATGAATGTGCCTTAAGAATATCGCACGGAGGAATACCTATGTGTCCATTACTAACTGATCTTGAAATTCCATGTGAGTATGTAAGCAAAGTAAAATTAGAATATAATAATTTAGGTAAACACCAGCATTATTTTTGTAAATATGAAATGAAACATAGAAAATGAAAATTGGTTTTGATTTAGATAATACTATATGTATAACAGAAGATTTTAAATTTGGTTATGATAATGATGATATTGTAAATAAAATTTATAAAAATTGTAAGCCAAATCAAGAGATTATTAATATAGTAAAAACAATAAAAAAGCAAGGACATGAAGTATTTGTTTGGACTTCAAGAGATGAAAGATTTAGAAAAATAACAATAGATTGGCTTAAAGAACATGATGTGCCTTATGATGTTCTAGTCATGAATAAATTATATTTGGATATTTATATTGGTGATGAATGCATTAATGCTTCTAACAGTTCTAAAATTATAATCTAGTGGAAAAGTATTTAAATACGAAACAACCAATATGAAAATAGGGGTGATAATATTTTGGATGTAGTAAATATTTTCTATACTGATTCTGTAGAAATTGCACGTATTAAACTTTCTGAAAATCCAATAATATTCTCAATAAATATAAATGATATCTAATCTTGAAATAAAAAATTATCATTGTCCTGGTTCTGCTAGTTTAATAAAGAGAGCAAAAAATGCAATATATTTTAGTTCAGCTAATTCAAAAGAACATGAAATGGCTAAAGCAGAGATTTGTTATGAATTAAAAGAATTAGGGCACGATTTTATAACAGAGTGTGTAAATAATAAAAATGGCTTAAGAAGAGATATAGTTGACTTAAATACGGGCTTTATATACGAAATAGAAAGATCAATGTGCCGTGCTGAAAGATTCAATGATGATCCAGAGAAAGATAAAATAAAAGTAATTAAATTATTTTTAAACAAATCAATAAAAGAATTAATGTAGGAGGAAATATGAAACAAACTTGGAAACAAATAAAGAATATATTTTTTACTTTATTTAGTTTAATAGGCTTTTTGGCTTTTATTTATTTAGTTGTTTTAGTCATAAGATTAGGCTGGAAAGGATGATGGATGAAGTTTTAGTCTATAAAGTAAGAAGGATAATGCTGGATAATTATAGCCATAAGAATGAGCCAAAATATTTATTAAATAAATTTAGGGAAAAATACAAATATTTACCGGGCGAAGAGCCAACAGATGAAGAATTTATGAAGTTTTACAAGAAAATAATAAAAAAGAACGAATCCGTTTATGATTCAGAAAAGCATCAGGTCTTTGAATTAGGTATGCCAATCCAAGAAATAAGTAAAGATGACGATCTTTGAGTCGGCTTAGAAGGGAAACTCCTAATAAGGTAAAGATGCATCGCTTAAAATGGCACAAGAAATAATATTAAAATTACTAGAAAACAATAAAAATAAAGAGTATTCCATAGAAGATTTATGTACTATCTTAGGAATCTCTGATTGGACTGTAAGAAAATCTATATCAGCCATACAAAAGAGCAAAGGAACCGAAAATATAATAAAAACAAGAGAAATAAGAACAGAAAAGAACGCTGTAAAATTATTATACTCTTGGAATATCAGGCCTGTTTCTTCAATACTTTCTGAAACAAAACAAATAAACTGGACTGCTGTAACTTCTGATAAGTTTTTATATCTCATAACTGAAAGACTAGATAAAAACAATAAGTTATTAGAAGAATTTATAAAAAAATTGGAGGCAAAAGATGGAAACAATAAAGGATGAAAAAACATACAAAAGAGAAGGTGAACTAATAGAAATAAAAAACGAGATAACACTAAAATTAACCATAGATGAGCAATTCAATGATTTAATAGCAGTAGATCAAAGCATTGTAGAAATGGAAGGTAGAATAAAACAAGTAAAAGACATAAAGGAAAAGGGCTTAAATAATTTCATAAATGATAAAATAAAAGCAATTAAAGACAAATATGAAAAGGAAATAAACGATTGGGAAGAAAGAAGAAACGAAGAAACCCTAGAAAAAGACCTAAAAAACGCAGTAGAACAAAAAGAAAAGACTGAAAAATGGCTAGAAAGCATAAAACAAACACTAAAGAAAGAAATAGAAGAATATCAAATAGAATTAAAGAAAGAAATAAAGGTCTTAAAAGCAGAAGCAGGATACAATAGATCAAGTAACAAAGAACCAGATACAAAATTCAATAAAAAAAGCGAGATATTTCAAAAAGCAATCCAAAAAGGCAAATTTAAGAAATACTCTAATGCTTTACATAAAGAAATATGGGAAAACTTTGATAGTATATAATTGAGTCTTTTGACACCACAATTTAAAAAATTTCCACTGAACGAGTTAAGGCGTATATCTTTAATTTATAGCCTATCTCCACAGGAAATAGGGGGTAAAATGGACAAAATAGAAGTAAAATACATAAAAACAAATGAATTAATACCTTATATAAATAATCCAAGGAAGAATGATTCAGCAGTAGACATTGTAGCTAATTCTATACATGAATTTGGCTTTAAAGTACCAATAGTAATAGATAAGTCAAATATAGTAATCGCAGGACATACTAGACTTAAAGCAGCCCAAAAATTAAAATTAGAAGAAGTTCCAGTTATTATAGCCGAAGATTTAACACCAACTCAAATAAAAGCATTTAGAATAATGGATAATAAGTCTTCAGAATATACTGAATGGGATGATAAATTACTAGTCCAAGAAATGAAAGATTTAATAGACTTAGGTTTAAACTTAGATTTAACTGGTTTTTCTAGTACTGAGATAAGTAATCTATTTGATAGCCAAGAAGAAACAAAGGAAGATGATTTTGATGTAAATGAAGCACTTAATAAGCCAAAATATGAAATTAAAAAAGGAGATATTTTTAAACTAGGAAGACATAGATTAATATGTGGTGACAGTACAACACAAGACATAAAGATTTTAATGAACGAACAAAAAGCAGACCTAGTAATAACGGATCCGCCTTTCAATATAGGATATATGTCACGAGGTAGAAAAAGAAATGATTGGTTAAAAAGTTATGGGACAGATAATAAAGATGTAGAAATATATAAGGATTTTTTAAGAAAATGTTTTATAAATATAAGATCAAACCTTAAAGAGAACGGTGTTTATTATATTTGGTCTGGTTGGAATTCATATCACCTTAACTGGGAATCACTTCAAAATGTCGATATGGTCCCAAGTGCTTGTGTTATTTGGGACAAAGGCAATCCAGGTATGGGTTGGGGCGACTTTAGACACCAATACGAATTAGCAAACATAGGAATTAACAGTACAGAAAACATTGAAGAAGAGACAGAAGCAGAGTTTATATTTTATGGTTTCCTAAAAGATAGAGAAAAGCACAATTACAACAAAAAGGCATTTAAAAGTAGATCTGATTTATGGTTAATAAAAAGGGATGCCACAGTAAAATATATACACCCGACACAAAAACCATTAAAGTTAGCAGAAAGGATACTAAAATGTAGCAGTCTAAAAGGAGATATTGTTTTGGATATTTTTGGTGGTTCGGGTTGGACACTAATCACCTGTGAACAAATGGAAAGAATTTGTTATACCTGCGAGTTGGATCCAAAATTCTGTTCAGTAATAATAGAACGTTGGGAAAAATTAACAGGATTAAAAGCAGAAAGGGTTGAAAAATGAAAGTAATATGGCTAGAAAATAAAACAGTAGTAATCTATAGGGCTTTTGTAGAAAGCGAAACAGACAAAGGAAAATATTACTTAGTTGAAGGAAATGAAAATGAAATCTTTTGTTCTTGTCCTGCAGGTAAAAATAAACTTAAATGTAAGCACATAAAGGTTATTTTAGGTGAGATAAATGGTGCCGAATAGTTTAGCTACACAATTTAAATCTGGCTCAAAACAGGTCGAAATAGCACGCAAGGCGGGTTCTGTTCGTAGTGACAGAAAGAAATTGGGTGCTAGACTTAGACATCTAAAGGAAAAAGGCTTAACGGATGAAACATGCAGATTAATTTATGAAGCCATGACAGACGCCAATATGGACGCCTTAGATCAGTACCTTTATTTAAAAAAACTACAAAATGAAGCTTCGGATGTAGAAGAAAGAACAAGAGTCTTGGCTCTTTGGTTAAAATGGCATGAAGATCATCATGGAAAGAAAGAAAAGTTAGAAATAAAGGAAGAAAGAGTTCAAGTAATTATTCATAGGACCGAATAGGGTATATTGCACATGGAAAAAATACACCACAATTTAAAAAACTTCCTTTAAACGAGTTATAGCGTAATTAGTTAAAATAATGATGACTTGCATAGGAAACTAAGGTTAATTTTCCATAAACAATCATGGGGTATAAATGAAAATAGATTGGATATTAACAAAAAAACAAACAGAAGCATGGGATATACTTTATGATAAACAAATAACAGAGATATTTTTTGGCGGTGGAGCAGGCGGAGGAAAGTCGGTTTTGGGTTGTGCATGGCTTTTGAATAATTGTTTAACAATGAGAGAGTCTAGGTGGTTAATGGGCAGAGCCATCCTTAAAACACTTAAAGAATCGACTTTACTTACTTTCTTTGATTTATGTAAACAATGGGGCTTAAAATCAGAAATAGATTATAAGTACAATTCACAAGAAAGTAAAATAACTTTTTATAATGGCTCTGAAATATTCTTAAAAGACTTATTTGCTTATCCTTCTGATCCTGAATTTGACTCATTGGGTTCAACTGAATATACTGGGGCATTTATAGATGAATGTTCTGAAGTAAGTGAAAAAGCGAAAAATATTGTTATGTCAAGATTAAGATACAAACTTGAAGAATTTAAGGCAATACCAAAATTATTAATGACGTCAAATCCATCAAAAAATTTTCTTTATTATGACTTTTATAAACCATCAAAAGAAGGTACAATGAAAGAATATAGGGCGTTTATTCCTTCTTTGGTTCAGGATAACCCATATATTTCGCCACATTATATAGAAAACCTTAAAAAATTGGATAAAGTTTCTAGAGCCAGACTTCTTGAAGGTTCTTTTGAATATGATGATGATCCAGCAAAGTTAATAGAATATGATGCTATATTAGATATGTTTGATTTACATCCAACAGGCGAAATTAAAACTATGAGTGTAGACGTTGCTAGACTTGGGAGTGATAAAACAGTTATAATGATTTGGCAAGGTTTATTTGTAAAAGATATTTATGTTTACGAAAAGCAAGAAACAGATAAAACAGAAGCCGAAATATTAAGACTAGCAGACAAAGAGCAAATAGGCAAATCTAGGATAATTATAGACGAAGACGGCGTCGGCGGAGGAATATGTGATCATATAAAAGGATGTACAGGATTTGTTAATAATAGTTCCCCAATACAAACAAGCAAAAAACAAGACGAAAAGTATAATTATTCTAATCTTAAATCCCAATGTTATTTTCTTCTTGCAGATTATATAAATAAGAGAAAGATAGGAATAACTAAAAATATTAATCCAAAGTACAAAGAACTTTTAATAGAAGATTTAGAACAGGTTAAAAGAAAAGACCCAGATAAAGATTCTAAATTGGCTGTCGTTCCAAAGGAAAAAGTGAAAGAAATTTTAGGCAGGAGTACAGATTTCAGCGATGCATTAAGTATGGGTTTATATTTTGAAATAGACAAAAGGGAGGTTAGTTGGTTTTTTGGTTGAATCTACCAATTTAAATAAAAGTCTTTTAGTTTATTATTATCAACCTAAAAGGTAGCTACCTGTATCATAATGAGTTTAATTAATAATTTACTGCAAAGGTTTCGTGGTTCGGGGAAATCAAGCCCAAACCCGAACCCGATCCCCCCTAGTTCTCAGTCCGTTAGAGCTCCAACAACGACAGTATTTAACGGTTCTGAAACAGGAGCCTATAAAAGAGTGAGTGGTGAAGCATATTTACCTATTTCTACAGAAGTTGAGGATAAATTTCCACTTATGCCGACATGGTATTTCTCAGCCAAACTAGGTCAACCAAGAAAAGTAGATATAGTTGAGATAAGAAAGTTTGCAGAATCTCCTTGGGTTAGAATGGCAGTTAATTCTATACTTAAACAAATTTTTTGCACACAAAGAACAATTAAATTAAAAGATAAAGATAGAGAGCCAACAGATGAAGAAAAAGAGCAAATGAAGGAAGCATTAGAATTTTTAGAGCATCCGGGCTTTTTAAATGAAAGTTTTGAATCAACATGGTATCCTTTTATGTATGATATTTTAACAATAGACCAACCTGCAATGTATAAGGGTCGTGGAGAAGATGGAAATATAATAATACTTAAACCGTATGATGGCTCAAAATTTTTAGTTGATATGGATTGGCATGGATTCATTGCTGGTTATTATGAATACAGCTTTAGGTATCCAATTTCAAATCCGAGATTTTTTAGTAGAGATGATATTATAACTGAACCATTTAATATAAACATGGAAAAATATCCGTATGGTTTTAGTCCAGTCCAAATGGTTCAACAGGTTATAGAAGTTCTAATAGAAGCAACAAGATGGAATAAGGAGTTTTATAAAAATAATGCAATACCAAATGCTGTTATTAAAGCATATTTCAAAGACACAGAGCAATTTAAAAAGTTTAAATCTGATTGGGAAGAAAATATAAAAGGACAGCCAAATAAAACTGCAATAGTTAATTCTGAAGATATAGAAGTTACTCCAATGATTACTTCTAATAGAGATATGGAATGGTTAGAAGGTCAAAAATGGTATTTCCATCTGGTCTTTGGTGTATTTGGTCTATCTCCACAAGAAGCAGGATTTTATGAAGATTCCAATAGAGCAACAAGCGAAAGCATGGAAAGACTTTCAGTAAGAAATGCAATAAGACCGTATCTAAAATATCTTGAAAGAGTTATCAACAAACAAATTTTAGAAGATGTCGGTATGTATGGTTCAGAAGTTCCATTCCAATTTGAGTTTGAAATGACCGATGATACAAAGGAACAATTAGAACACGATCAAATGATGCAAAAACTTCAAGCCAATGTTTATACAATAAATGAAGTTAGAAAAATAGAAGGCAAAGAAACAGTAGAATGGGGTGATAAACCATTTTCAATGTATCAACAAGAAAAAAGTTTTGAGTTTTATTCACAGCGAGTTGGTTTACAGGAAGATAAACCAATAGATAGATTAGACGAAAAACCACAACCGAAAGATGAAATGCCAGAAGTAAAAAAAAAATTTCCACAGCCAAAACAAGATGAACATTCTAGGATAAAACCTTATGTTGATTATAAATTATGGCCTGAAATATTAAGTTTAGAATTAAAGAAACCAGAGGCATTTCCGCATAAGGTCGGTACTATAGATAATATAAATATTGAAATAGTAAATAGAGATGCTATAATGGTTCAATGGAATATGGACTTTATAGAAGGCGGTCATGATTTAATATATACTTTTATACCAATGAATACCGTCTGGATAGATGGAACTGCACCAGAACACGAATATAAGTTTAATCTATTACACGAATTAATTGAAAGGCATTTAATGGCTGGTGGCAAGGGATACGATGAAGCACATGAAATAGCCAATATCTTTGAAAGAGAAAAAAGACTTGAATTTAAATCATTTAAAAAAAGACCATTTACAATAGATGAAGCCAAAATCTTAGCAAGTAACATGAATATAAATCTTGAGGTTATAGATTTAGAACAGTTAAGAATGGGCATTGAAATAGAACAAGAACACACAAATAGGATAGACGAAGCAGCAAAAATAGCAGTAGATCATTTAAAGGAAATACCAGACTATTACACCCGTTTATTGCACATGGAAGAAGAAGCAAAGAAAGACGTAGATTTAGAATTAAATACTATTATAGATCAAAGTAAAGATTATGAAGATTTTCTAAAAAAAGCATTTAAATTATGGGAAAGAAGGACTTTAGAAGCAGTAGATACGGAAATAACAGAACTAAAAGCAAAGAGTTTCAATAACTTTATAGTTAGAATAATGAACAGTATTAATTCTCTTATATTTACAAAAGGATTAAAATTTATCATCAAAAGAACATTTTACAACGGAATAAATGAAGCCGAAGAACAGTTAAATATGAACTTTGTTCCACCTGAAAATTTAAATGATTTAATAGATATTGAGTATGATAAGCAGATAAATGGCTATAATATAAACGGTAAGCATTGGGTTGGTCTTAAAGGCATAAGCATAGAGGTTCAGAAAGATATAATCGACCTAGTTAATTATCATGTTAAGAAAAGGTCGTCTGTCAAAAAAATAAAAGAAGAAATTATAAATAAAATGAATGAACTTTTGGGCGATGAAGTAAATGAAGGTAGAGCATTAAAAATAGCAAGAACAGAAACTGTAAGATTAAAGTCATTAGGCAAAGTAAAAGCATTTGCTGATTCTGGTCTTGAAGGTTATAAAATTTGGAAACTAGGAATAGGATGTAATCATTGTGATGAATGTAAATCTTTAGAAGGTCAAATGATTGGAATCAATGAACAATTTTATAGTTCTTTGACTAATAAAACCCATGATCATGCACCCGCTCATCCTAATTGCTGTTGTGATGTTTCTTTCAAATTAAAGGAATAGTTGAAACTACCAATTTAAATAAAATTACACTAAAAAAGGCATGGATAATATAAAATTATGGATGCCCGTTACTAAATCTATGGACGGAAGATTCCATGCAATTCTAAGCGACACTTCAATTGATAGAGATGAAGAAATGATTGGAGCCGAATGTATTAAAGATTGGGCTAAAAATAAATCTCTTCCAGCATTAATAAATCATGAAAACAAAATGGAAAAATTAATCGGTGGTTGGGAAGAAATTAATTATCTTGAAAACGGCGAACATACTGCTTTAGTTGCCAATCCTTGGTTTTTTCCAGTAGAAGTTTGTCCATTTGCAGATGAGATGAGAAAGAAAATAGAATATTCTTCTGAAAAAGGGCTTAATGTTGGTATATCAATCCAAGCAATACCTACAGATCACATAATGAAAAAAATAGGAGATAAAACCTATAAAGTTTGGACTAAGGCAGAATTAGTTGAAGCAACATGGGTTCCTATTCAATCTAATAGAAATGCAACTTATATCAAAATGGCTAAAAGTTTTGAGATTAACAAGGAGGAAAAAATGGCTATTAAAAAAGAAAATCCTTTGGAAGAATTACATGAAGAAGGAACACCAGAACAAAAAAACATAGAAAAACCAAAAGAAGTTGAAGATTGTGTCAGAGCATTAATGGACGATCCAGATTTTGAACCACTAGAAGGCAGAACAAAAGAAGAATCTGCTTGGGCTGTTTGTCAGGAAAAGTTCAAGGAAAAATGCCCATGTCAAGACAAATTAAAAACTAAATCTTTAGACGTAAAAACTGTCAATTTACAGAAAGAAATTGACGAACTAAAGAAAGAATTACAATCATTAAGACTTGCTAAAAAAGAGTCAGATGATAAATTAAATGCAATTACAAAAGCACCAAGCCAAGATCAAGCATTCAAAGAAGATGATCTTTTAAGAATGAAAGATAAAATGGCAAAGGAAGCTTTTGAAAAAGCATATTATGGAGAATTAAGAAAATAAGGAGGAAATTAAAATGGACGAATTTAAAGTAGGTTTCGGTAATGAAGCAATAAATGAAGTCAGAGCACTTGACCTATGGAAATCTATGGGAATTGACGCTGATGATAATGAATGTTACTGGAATCCAAAACACAAAGTTAACAAGTCAAAAGACATGTTTAACAAATTGTATGATTCACATTATATTAAAAAAGACACATCATTTACAAGCACCTCTGGTGGAACTTATACAAACTATGGTTTACTACCAGTTATGCCAGATTTGAGTATTATAGATACTGTTGTTCCACTTACACCTTTGGTGGGTTTATTACCTAGAAGGGCAGTAACAGGAAGAGCATACGTCTACAATAAGCAAACTGCAAAACCTTTAGCAAACTTTGAAGCTGAAGAATCTGCTGCAGAATCTGTAAAAGATACTTATACAGCAACTGCTCTTATTATGAAGGTTCTTAGAACTTATGGTAAGGTTACAGGATTAGCAACAAGAGCAGCAAGTGGTTACATTAACTTACAATCAGAATCTATAAGATCAAGATTGTTAGCTATGAACCAAGCTTTAGAGAATGAAATAATAAATGGTAGCACAAGCACAAATGCTTATGGTTTTGATGGTTTGATTACAAGTATAACAACTCACGCAACAGATTTGGGTGGTGTAAATGTTGAACTACAAGATATAAGAGATTTATATGCTGCAATTCAAAATCAGATTAGTGGCACTACAAGGATGACACCCGGTTTTCCAACAATAGCAGTAACTGATGCTTCAACAATGGCAAACTTAAAAGGTAAATTACTAGATTACCAAAGATTTATCGATAAACCAACAAGTGCAGATATGCTTTTCGGTATACTCGATTCATTTAAGTTTGATCAACTAACATTTATTTATGATCAGTTTATGCCAGCAACTTCTGGTTCAAGAAGAATAATTCTAATTGATCCAGTATATGTATTCCTTGCAGTTTTACAGGAAATAACATACGAAGAATTGGCAAAAGATGGTGACTGGAATAAATACATGCTAAAATGGTATGGAAGCTTGGCAATTACTTATGAAGCATCTTGTGGTCAACTTTACGGGATACTTTAAGGAGGTAAAAAATGGCAGCAATAAGCGTATCAGATTGTAATGTTTTAATACAAGGCGGAGAATGGAAGCAGATAAAGGTCGTAACACCTTCAACAGCAGACTCAAATGATACTGTTGATGTTTCTAGTTTGGTAGCAGACGGGTATGTTGATACTTTAATTGGATGGGATTTAACATCTGGTGATACTGTAACAGCAACTTATGCTACAGGAACAGGTATCATAACTATCGATGCAGCCGGTGGTACAACAGATCACATATATATACTTACATTCCACGTAAGAGGGGCTCACTAGAGCTCTTATTTTTTTTATTTACCCTATTAGATAAATGGAGGAAACTAGAAAGTTTAACAAAAAATGGCAAATGGAATTTCACAATTAGAAAATAGAGATTGGCGATTTAAAAATAATGTAACTATAGATGATGATTTTATTTATGGTAAGACAAGACAAGTTTTAATTGAAAGATTTAGGCAAAAACCACAGCTAAATGCAAGTCTTGGTGTCGGAACAAATCTTGACTTTGAGGTTTTAGGGACTAATGCAGCAAATGCAGACATAACATTTGCAGCAACCTTGGGTGCTATTAATGTAGCAACACATGGTGGAAACGGCGACAGTACAATAATTTTACCACACTTGGCTTCAGGTCAAACAGCATGGACTGGAAATAAATGGGGAACTGAAAATTATGTATCTTGGGAATGTGCATTTAGAACAGGATCAAGTATCGCTAATGTAATAATTTATTGTGGTTTAAAATTAACAAATACAGATGTAACTGCAACAGATGATAATCAAGCATTTTTCAAATATATAGGTGGTACAGATACATATTGGAACTATATTTATTCAAGAGCAGGCACAGATGTCGCAACAGCTTCAACTGTTACTGTTGTCGCAAGTACAACTTATAGATTTAGAATAGATATTGATTCAAGCAGAAAGGCACACTTTTATATAAATGATGTTGCTGTCGGAAGCTCATCAGCATTAATAAATGATATAGACTTAATACCTTATATTGGTGTAAAAGCAAGTGCAGCAGCAGTTAAGTCAATAGATTTATTTTATGAAAAAATAAGCAGGATATTCTTTGAATAAACCTGTATTTTTATTTTTTTAATATAATAGGAGATGATGAAGAATGGCAATGAGTAGAGCATTAAATAACTCTTGGCAAGGACGTCAAGATGAGTCTTATACAGACATTGGTGATTATAAAACCGCAGTTAGGGTAGCCGATGCAACAGTTTCTACTAATCAACTTGCAATTACAGGTGAATCTGTAAGTTTTTCAGCAGGTGCAGCAGGAACTACTGGTGTTGTCGCATTAGATAAGGCTGCAATTTACGATTCAACAGGTTCTAGATTGGGTAAAGTCGGGGATACTAGCTTTGCTTGGGTAACTGGAACTGTTTTAACTACTGAAGTTGTTTATAGGAGGGATTTAACAGATTCTGCACAGTTTGCTTTAATGAGCAATGGACAATATGCTGTTGACTATGATATTGGTAGAATAAGATATAAAAAAGCAACAGTGGGTGTTTCTGATACATGTAATTATACAACAAGACAAATCAATATAGAAATTACAGCAGGAACCGCAACTTTGACAATAGGTGAAGTTATTGTTAAGGCAACAGCACCACAAGCATACGGTGAAGATGCTACAGGTCAGGATGCTTATGCAACAGTTTTAACAACAACAACCGCAAAATCTCACATGCATGTAAGTCTTGCTGGTTCAAATGATGCAGTAATTTCAATTGATGGTGGTGCAGCAGATCACTTTGTTATACCTGCAAATTCAAGTCACGTCTTTGATAACTTATTAATTGCAGCAACAACAAATATTCAAGCAAAAAATAAGTCTGCAGGTAACAATTACACGAATTTGAGAATTACTGTGTGGTAGGTAAAAAATGAGCAGCTCAACTTTACTTTCACATTGGCTGGATAGTGGAACACTTTTATATCCTAAACGTTCTTACTTTCCATTCTCAGTTAGTTCTGGCACTATGTATACACCTGTTTATATTAATCCCTATTCAGTAAATCAATCATTGTATCTTAAAGGAAGAATAAATAACGGTGCTTCTGCTATTGCTATGTATATTGATAGCGATCAGGCATTAACAACTGCGGGTGCAAAGATTCTATCGATTAGAAATGCAGGAGTAGAAAAAAACTTCTTTGATAAAGATGGAAATCTAATGAACGTTAAAGGCAATGTTCAGACTACAAATGCAACTCAAACAACATTAATTACATTATCTTTAACTGATAATCGTGTTTACTTTGTAGAATGTGTTGTTTTAGGCAATAAATCAGACAATACTCAAAGAGCAGTTTATCAGAGAACTGTAGCAGTTTATAGAGCAAATGGTGGTGTTGCAACTATTTTGAATAGTGTTGTTTCACTTTTAACTGCTGAATCTGATGCATCTTGGGATTGCACTTTTGATGTTAGCAATAATGAGGTTCGTGTGCGTGTAACTGGTGCAGCTGCTACAACAATAAATTGGGAGGGACATCTAAGATATGATGTTATGTAAAAATGGTTAATACAATTGGATTTGATGATGTAGGTTTCAAGTGTTCCTCAACAAAAACTACTGTATTTACAGGAAATAATCTTTTATCTAATTACTCTTTTGAAGATTGGACTGGTAGGAATCCAGATAGTTGGACAGCAACACTAACTAATGCTGTTGTTACACAAGAAACTATAAATGTTTACGAAGGTTCAAATGCAGTAAAAGTTAACATTACTGTAGATAATGGAACAGGAATCTTTGAACAGGGTGCAACAGGACTAACTGTTGGAAATATTTATGTTGCTTCTGTTTTTGGTGCTAAAACTGCAACATCTTCTGTTTCAGCAAAAGTTGAAATGGGTTTTTTAGATGATACTGTTGGTGCAGCTACGCAAGTTTGGAATTTCACGACCGGAATGTGGGAAGCTTGGCTCGGCTCATTTGGTGCAGATAATCTTTACTCTCTTGCAGCAACAGACACATATACAATATTAAATACATCAGCAGCACCGAGTACACCAATTGTTCCTGCAAGTGGAAATATTTACATAAATATTTATGTCACTGGTTTGAATTCTGATGCTCTATTCTTTGATGTCGCATCATTACAAAAACAAGAATATACTGCAACAACCAAATTATTAAATTTTGATTCTGATGTTGACATAACTACACTTGGCGTTTTAGATAAGACAATTAGTATGACTGCAAGAAATTTGGGATCAGAATATGAATTATTTGGTACTGATAGAAATGGTGCATTTACAACTGATTCATCTTATTTTGACTTTTCGTACAAACCAATTTCATCAAATAGAATCTGGGGAAATGCCTCTGGTTTCTTTACAATAAGCCCATTCGCAAGTGCAATTGCTGGAACTAGTCTTGAACTTGCTGGTGGAAATAGTGTAGGTGGTGTTGGTGGTGATGCAATACTTTATGGTGGTTCTGCAACAATGGGTGCTCATGCTGGTGGTTCAACCTTCCTTTATGGTGGCTCAGGTAATGGTGGTTCAAGAGATGGATTAGTAATAATTGGAAATTCATTTGTTTCACCTAGTTATTTAACACCAAATATAGATGATTTACTTGTCAAGGGTAGTCAAGAAACTATTGGAACTATCTATGGTCAAGGAGTTATACAAGCAGCAGGAAATATTATCGGATTATCAAATTGTTACATTAGTTCAGACCTTTATGTTGGTGTTGGTGGTTATGGTGGATATAACTTCCATGTTGATTCAAGCGGAAATGTAACTGCACAAGGTTATGGTGATTTTACAGCTGATGGAATTAGAACAGTAGAAGAAACAATACCTGTAAGTAACTCGCCTGGTTCAAAGGGTGAAATAACTTACGGTGTTGATGGCGGCACGTATTATGTTTATATTTGTATAGCAAATAATACTTGGAGGCGTGCAGCTTTGTCTGCCTTTTAGTTATGAATAAGGCGAATGTCGTTTGTGAAGGATTAATGCTCGGACATTCTGGTTTTGCAGAAGCCATGCGAAATATTGCCTTGTCTATTGATTCTTATGGACATAATGTTAAGGCAAGGATTTTAGATGGAGATTGTATTGGAATATCAAATACAGAAAAAGGCAAGAAGCTTATTGAACTAAGGAATAAAGAGTTTGATGATAAAAAGATATGGATAACAATGAATTATCCACTTGGTATTGTTACACATCAAGCTTATAATATTGGTTATGCAATGTTTGAAACTGAGGAATTTCCAAGAGATTTTTCTATTATTCTTCAAAAGCAAGACGAAGTATGGACGCCATCTACATTTTGCAAGGAAGCAATGGAAAGAAGCGGATTAACTAATGTTCATGTAATGCCTCTTGGTGTGGATGCTGAAAGATTTAATCCAAAAACAGTTAAACCACTTGAAAGGTCACCAGAATTAGAAGACAAATTTATTTTTTTATCAATTTTCGGCTGGAGTGAACGTAAAGGATGTAGTTTATTAGTTGAAGCATTTGCAGAGGAATTTCAAGGATGTAAGGACGTTGCACTTTATCTTAAGGGCGGATGGTTTAATGAAAGAAAAGCAAGAAGAACGGTTTTTAATAAATTAGGTTCAATTGTTGAAAGACCATATATTCACATAGATTTTAAATTGTATTCAGATGAAGATTTACCAAGACTTTACAAGATGTGTGACTGTTTCGTCATGTCAACTCGAGGTGAGGGTTGGGGATTAGAATTTTCTGAAGCAATGGCTATGGAAATGCCAACAATCGCAACTCGTTGGGGCGGACAAATGGAATTTATGAATGATGATAATTCTTATTTAATTGATATTGATGGAACTAAACCATGTCCAGAATGTGACTGGATCACACCGTATTATAGAGGACAAAATTTCGCCGATCCAAATAAAGAGTGTTTAAAAAAATTAATGAGATATGTTTACGAAAATCAAAAAGAAGCTAAAGAGAAAGGAAAATATGCCAGACAATTTATGATAGAAAATTTTACTTGGGAAAAATCAATGCAAAAAGTCAATAAAAGAATAAATGAAATATGGGGTGAAATGAGTGAAAAAGAAAGCATTAGTAACGGGAATTAGCGGGCAAGACGGAGCTTATTTATCTAAATTGTTGCTTAGTAAGGATTATGATGTTTATGGATTGATAAGAAGGGTAGTTAATAGAAATCTAAATAATTTAATAGATTTAGGCATAGATCAGGAAATAATATATATTGATGGCGATATGACAGACGAATGTTCTTTAATTCATGCTGTTAAAACAATACAACCCAATGAAGTTTATAATTTGGCAGCCCAATCTTTTGTTGCTGAATCATGGAATACACCAATTGCAACTTCTGAAATTAATTATCTTGGCGTTGTAAAGCTTCTTAATGCAATAAAAGAACATAGTCCGACATCTAGATTTTATCAATCCTCGACGA